ACTCCAGCACAAGGCGGCACACTAGGTGCGATCGGTTTGACTGGCATCAACCGAGCTGCTTCGGCTTTAGGTATCACGCCACAGGAAGCGGCGAAGCGTGCACTTGCTGAAGGAACTCGTCTTGGTGATGCTGCACGAGCACTACTGGGCTAAGCTCTTAGCAGAGCTGTGTCAGAGGTAGTTTGACTTTAACTCTGATTAAACGACTTCTTACCGGCAGATTTGGGGTATGGCTTGGGCTGTACCCCATTTTTGCCGCAAACGAAGAGGATCGCAGGCGTATTATCGAAGCGGCAGAATTCCAGCCGAATGACGTCTACTGATTACTGTCTGGTCGTTCAACGGAATGAGAGAAAGTTAGAGGTAGCCATCACAGCCAACGACTCGAACCACGCTCAGGCTCAAGCGGCAGACATAACCCGAGCACTGCAAGCAGATACATTCTCTCTGTCCTACAAAGTTGTACAAGAAAGCAGTCTTGCCATCCTGTTCAGAAGGCTAGCGTCTAGTGACTTCGAACACGCGTGCTGCGAGGAGTGGGGTGGATGCTTCTGCAACGGCTCACCTGTGGTCTACGCACTGGGCTACAAGTACTACGTACGCCCCTTGATATTGGATTATCTTGAAATCAACAAAGACGGTTGTGTGAAGCCCTCCTGCGGCAACCGGCTCTGCATCAATCCCTACCACAACTCTTACAAAAGGATGAAGGCGTCGAAACTAGGCGACGCAGACACGAATTTGGTACTAGCATTCTCCAGCCAAGGAGTCCCTGTAAAGGAGATTGCTAAGGCACTCAAGGTACACCGTTCAACGATTTACCGAACGTTAAACAATGCTCATCACGATGCTCGGCCTTCGGGTCAAAGACGAGGCTCTTGAAGAAGACGGACTCGTCAACGTAATTGCAGAGTCGCTCCCAACCTCAGACAAACGAGTCGCAACAAAGGTTCAGCTCACACAGAAGTCTGATCACTACGTTGGCAAGCTTTTGAAAGGACTTAAGGAGAGTCAAACGATCCTCGCCGTAGGTCCGGCAAAAGCCACCCCTGATGGTGTGCTTCAAATGCAGCCGATGCTGGTTGTAACCAACGATAACTTCGACGACCTGCTTGCCATCAACACCTACATGGCTTGCGGTGGCTTAGGACCCAAGCAAGAGGAGAGCGAGGTAGGCGGCTCAACCGTGACCAACAGGTCATTGGCTTGGCAAGATCCTGACAGCTCAGAAACTTCCTGGACAAAGATCACGGCGTGGGACAAGTTCTCGAAACAGCTTTCTGAACTTCCTAACGGAACACCGACGATTGCTGTTGGTCGGATCACCACGAGTGAAAAAGAAGAACGTCAGTACCTGAACTACTCCGTTGAAAAAGTTCTTTACCTTCCCAAGGGCACAAAGTCCGCGCCCAACAAAGCTGCAGACCCCGACAAAGGGCGTGTCTCAGCAGCGGCTCTCGGTTCACTGGATTTCTCTCTCTGATTTAAGGTCATGGTTTTTATCGCTGGTAAGTTCTCTGCCGAAGAGATTCTCTGTCAAATCCCGCCGCACACACTTCGAATCGATCTTCAAAGCCGCTATTGGAAGTCCGATACTGACAACGAAGCGGCAATCGTCGACAGTAACGGCAATGGGATACCGATTTCGTTCGTCCTTCTCGGCTTCACGCCGTATTTCGGCAACCTCGGTATGCGAACGCATGAGGAGTTTATTCGTATTGCTTACATTGGTGTTTCACCTAACCATCGTCTGCTTCCGCCTCGCTGTGTATGCACTAGTATCATTAGTGGTAAGTCGTCTCAAAGGAACTTCATCTCGTACTTCCAAACACTCTATAATAACCGTATTAACGTAGGTGAAGTCATTACGGAAACCAAGTTCGTTCAAAAATCTTTTAACGAACGAGACCCGATGACTGGCGCAGATGGCGCGAAAATTAATTACAACGTCTTAGAGTTTCGGGATCGCCCTGCTCAAACGGATGAAGAGCAAAAGCTCATCGAAGACATCAGCAACTGGCTTGATGGTGGTTCAGGAGATCTGGTGGCGTCTGCTCTACGTAGTACTATCTCCGGTGCTCATCTGGTTGAGTTACCTCTTGGAGAGGACCACGGGGCGATTAAAGAAGCTTTCATCGAAGCTAACCCGAAACGCCTAGAGGGTTCTGCCCCAGCTGGCCTTGCGGCTCTCCCCGCAGGTGCAGGTGCTCCTGGATCTAAGGTTGAAGCTCCTCCTGAGCCTAAGAAAGCTACAAGCAAGAAGGAGCTTACGGAGGATCAAAAAGCAGCCCTCAAGGCTGCGGGACTCGATTTTTGAGGTAAGCTCTACCTGGATTGTTCACACTAAGAGGCGCCCTCAAAGCGCCTCTTTTTTGTGCCTACAGCTCTAGGAGATCACCGAAAGAAGGTAGGTGCACACCATAAGCAACACAGTACTTGATAATGTTCTCTAGCAGCTTCGCTCGTATTAAGTAGTTGGCGTACACGACCTCAAGTACTTCGCGAGCTTCTTTGCGGCTAAGCTTGTCCATGCCATCTAAGAAAGCACGGTGTGTGAACTGCTGCTCAAGCGTTAGATGAGACCGCAGCTTGTCAACTAGCTCCTCAGCCATGACAAATTTCTATCGTGTACCTCGATACATCTTTGATCCTATTCGGAACGCCGGCTTGGTGGAAGGAGTGGTTCTTCTACCTTTCGACCCTGAAGGGGCTCTAGAGAAACAAGTCCGCAAAGCCCAAGTCGCCGATGTGATCAGCAACGGTTGCGAAGAAAACTTAGTTGACTTGGACTGGTGGACACAGCAAAAAGGAAACATCGATTGGGTTGTAGCAATTACACAAGGAATGAAAGACTACACAAAGTGGGTAACTGAGTGTGGACTACAAGCAGCTAGAAAAGGTGTGTGCATACTAGATAGACTCACCTTCCTTGAGCCCACACGGGCACGCGAAGATTTCTTACGAGACGCATCCCTCACAAACATTAAGATCCTGAGTCCAAGGCCATCCTTTCGTGCAGATGGTACTAATTCAAAGGATCCTGTGACCTCTGCGTGGTTTATATTTCAAAAACCAGGAGCAGCTCAAGTCAATACAACTATTGATTTCGAAGTAAATTGGCACCGCCCACAGGATCTCAAGCTATGAGCAAGCGTCTATTTCGACGGTTAGATCAGTTAATAGAGCTACAGAAAGAACAGAACCGTCAGCTCGATAAGATTACTGCATTGCTCGTAGGTCAACAGCTGCTCACTGAATGCGTTGACTACCAGGGCAACGCTCGCTCCCCAGAGGACTGCGCCGAGATCACCATCGAAGGTTTCTCAGCTGCTCTCTGTTTAATGGGCGAGCTCGACCAACGAAACCGTGAATATCAGTATCAAAAGTCTGAATTCTTTTTAGACGATGAGGATGAGGACGAAGATGATGAAGATGATGGTCCCGTTATGTCAAGTTCGTTCTAATATATTTAGGAATTGACACGTTAACTGTGTCCGATACAAGAGTAACGATTAACGGATTAAGGCATTATCTTTGTGATGGTGTTCCAAAACCGCTACCGTCCGTAACATCTGTTCTTAGCGCCACTCAAACCGAGACAACGCGAAAGAAACTAGCTCACTGGAATCTCATGAATCCAGGAGCTGCTGATGCTGCGGCGACTAGAGGTACGTGGATTCACAACAGCGTAGAAGATTATCTTCGTGGCCTTAGGGTAATTCCATCAGAACAATATAAACCATACTGGGAAGGAGTTCCTGAGCTACTCGACGAACTCTTAGAAGGTGGTCGTGTTCTTTGGAGCGAAAAGCCCTTCAATCAACCACGCTGGTCTAAGTACGTTGGAGATGACGGAGTTGGTCGCATACATTACTACGATGAATCTACAGGACACGGTTACGCTGGTTGTTGTGACCTTATCTACATGAACTCGAATGCTGAGATCGTGCTAGCTGACTTTAAAACCAGCAACGGCCCATACTCGGCTAGGTTCCCCAACAAAAATCAAAATATCGACGAAAAAACAAAGAAGGCTCTTATATCAGGAGTATTCAAGACAAAAAAAACACGGCTTCAGCTGGCGGCTTACAAACTAGCGGCAGAAGCTTGCCTCGGCATTAAAATAGTTAAAACGCAGATTATCGTCACAACCGCCATTAAAGAATTTAATACTCAGATATTTACTTTTGGTTCTGAAGAAGTTGAAAAAGATTGTGAGAGTTGGCTTCAAGTTTTAAAAAACTACTACGAACTTCACCCTCAGGCGTAGAATCAAACCCACTCGACAGCGCTCCACGACAGGCTTCTTCAACCTGTCTTAAGGTTCGCTCGCCCCAAAACAGGCCATACTAGAGGCGCTCAGCGACATCCCATGAAGTTCATTTGCTCTGTAAACCTCGGGGTCGTCCCGCACCTCGACCCTGAGCTGGGCAAGATCGCAACGAATGGGAACTTCACGGCCTTTAACTCAGGGTGGGACTCGTGCGAGCTTAAAACAAATGAGCTCGCAGAAATTCTGGGTAAGCAAGCCGGTCTTTGTGCGTGGCATCTACAAGACGGCAAACGACAAAAAAATCAAACTGGAGTTATTAAAGCCGGTCTGATTATTGTCGACATCGACAACCAAGCTGATCACAAAGACGAAAACGGAAACAAGGTACAAAAACAAGAACTCACAGTAAAAGAAGCCCTAGAACTCGACATATGTAAGAAGTATTTAACTCTGGGCTACTACAGTCCTTCTACCGCTGAAGGGTGGCCACGCTTTCGCCTGGTCTTCGGGCTCGAAACTACGGTCATCAATCCTGGTTTTTACCAGTGGTTCTGTAAACAGATCTACGCACAAATTCCGGGGTCCGATGTCAGGGCGACAACGATTCCAAACTTGTTCTATGGACCCAAAAATCCTGAAGCGATCTTTGCGGCGCCAGGACGCTTCATCCCAACTGAAAAAATCAACGAAGCGATCCAGGTTTTTGCTGCGCTGCCTGCTGACGAGACTGATCTGGGAGGAGAGCCGATTGAGTACTTGAACCAAGTAACCATCCGACAGAACGGAATGGACTTAGTTCGCCTCGTTTCCAACACAGTTCGTTCGGTTCTCGACGGTGAGGAAGTGGGTGACCGCAGCTCAACGATGGCTGCAGTTTTTAAAGAGTTGTTGGGATGGGCCAACTGGTGCGCGACACATGAGATAGCTCTATGCGTCTCACCCTTGACAGTTGCACAGGATGCGTTCTATAACATCTATGGTTACCCGCACGACATCGATGGCAAGTTTGAACGCATCCTGAATTCCATCAGGAATCCTGAAGAGCTACAGCCCGCAGTCTCGCTGGCTTCTGAGTTAGGTGAATTAGGCACCTGGAAAAAGATCCGCCGAATCAGTCGGTCCGTCTTTGACACCCACGCCTCTAACGAGGTCAAGGCGGCCCTCGAACAGGCCAAACGCGAGGCAGCAGTCAACGCTGTTCTCGATATGTCTGAATTCGATCTCAGCTCTGCAGAGCCTGAGACATCAACATCAAAACCCAAATCAAAAGTTAAAACTAAAGAGCAGGACATGAACGTTCCTTCTACCCCAAGTCAGCTCGTCAGCCTTCAAAGCGGCACAAGAAATCGTGAGTTCTCGGAGAACGATGTAGCCGACATTATCGTCACTAATCAGGGTGATCAATTTATATATGACAGCTACTTAGATCAGTTTTATCACTACGATGATGATCAAGATATCTGGTACCACCAAGACGAGCAGCACATCAAACGCCGTATTGTTAAAGCGCTTGACTCGTTTGTGACAGCTGGAGTTCTTGCCAAGTACAACGCGGCAATGATCAACAGCGTGTTTTCAATCCTGAAAGCCAAGCTCCTGAAGTCTGCAGACGGAGGTCGTCGCAGCATATGGAGTAAATCACGCGGCTACATCCCGTTCAGAAACG